GAACAAACTTTACTACTACAAGTACTACTACTAAGTGTGATGATGACGATGATGTTGATATTGATATCCATATCCATATCCATGATGATTGTGATGATTGTGATCACCATAAAACAACTACAAGTACTACTAGTGTTACTGGAGGTCAAACAAACCTCACAACAACAAGTACAACAACCTTGTATTGGAATCCTTCATTTAATCTTGTGACTCCTAATTACTAATGTCAATATTTTCAGATGAAATATTAGCAGGTGCAGAATTGTCGTTGGAAGGAATAGCCTCAAAGCTAACATCCTTCCAGCTGCAACTGCAGTTGTTACATTGGCAGACTACTAGTTATGCAGAACATAAGGCCACTGATAGCCTATATGATTTTGTTACTAGTTTTAAGGATGATGTAATGGAAAAGCTTATGGGTTATGCTAACAGGAGAGTTAAGATTTATACCCTAATTCCTCTGAGTACAGATAACAGTTTAAGTGTAGTGAGTAATATTATTAATTTTGCCTATTCTCTTGAGAAATGGGCTGAAGCTAATAAGTATTGTGATATTGAAAATTTGGCACAGGAACTCTCAGGGCAAGCGGCAAAGTGCAGGTATCTTCTTACATTAAAGTAATAAATATGAACTGTATAACTCTTTTAAATAGTATTATTAAAGATAAATATTCTTTTGAAGAATTAAATACTTCCTGTGGTGTCTATATTATATCACTAAATGATAAGCATTACATAGGAAGTTGCAAAATGTTAAATTATAATACTTCTAGAAATGGATTTTGCTACAGACTTTATACACATTTATATAATTTATTAAAGGGAACTCATCATTCTTTGAAATTACAGAATGCTGTAAATAAATATGGTATATGTAATATTGAATTTGATATAATCCATGAATGTGATTCTTCTTTAACTGTAGGAATTGAACAGTATTGGATAAATATAATGGATACATATAAAAAAGGATATAATAGTTGTCCAACAGCTTCTAGTAATTTTGGTTATAAGCATACAAGTATAGCTAAACTAAAAATATCAGAGTCTAAGAAAGGTAAAAGTAGTTGGAATAAAGGACTTAAACTTCCTTCTCCTTCCGAAGAAACTAAACTTAGAATAAGTCTTGCTGGAAAAGGAAGAACTATGGGTCCAATGTCAGAAGAGCAAAAGAAAAAGATAAGTAATACTTTAAAGGGTACAACATTAACAAAAGAACAGCGTTTAAATTATCTTAAAGCAAAAGAAAATCAAAAAGGGATAAATCATTGGGCAGCTAAAAAAGCTTATCAATACTCTATAGAAGGAGACTTTATTAAAGTTTGGAACTATGTAAAAGAGACTGAGAATTTTGGATTTAAAACTAAACAAGTATATAGTTGTTTAGCTGGTACACAAAAGTCAGGGTCTGGATATAGATGGTTTTATACTTTTCAAGGAAAAAAAATAGAGCCTTTAATTTCTCAAAAAAATCAATATTTATTAACATTAAAATAATGGAGATTGTCAAGAAATTCTTCCCTACTATCATGCCTGAGAACGAAGCAGTTTATTTTGCTTCACTCAAAGGCGTAATAGAATCAGTCGATGAACTTTCTTCTATGGAGATAACAAAAACTCCACAGGCCTATTTATTCAGATTGATTCCTAGTTTACCAAAATACACTAACTTAATTATAGAAGAGCTTATAAAGTTTCATAATCTTATAGGAATTAGATTAGACATGGGCAAATCAATAAAGTCAAGCGCTACAATAACCTTTTCAATTAGTTTCAATTAAAGAATTTTTTATTAACTTTGTTACTTAAACCATTAAAACTAAATATATGAACACTTATGATCCAAACAAGTCCTACTCATGGGGACCAGACACTAAATTTGTTCTTTCAGGACAAGATTTCAGTCTAATGTTACACGCTGTTAGAGGAGTTCTCTCCACAAAAGAAGCGACCAACACAATCTTAGTGTATGAATTGAATAAAAAAATTGAAGAAGTTATGGCTAATGCTGTAGCTGATGGTAGAGTTGTTGAAACTCCTCCTCAAGGAGCTCCACAACAATCTGATGCTATTGACTTTGAAGAAGTTAAACCAGCACCTAAATCAAGAAAATTAGCTAAGGTATAATATCATGGCAGCCTCTAAAAAGAATTGGATACAGAAAGCTGTAAAGGGTATGAGAAAAGACAAACCTTGTACAGGATCTAAATTTGGTAGTTCTTCATGTCCTGCTGGATCTAAAAGATATAATTTAGCCAAGACTTTTCGTAAAATGAATAAGAAAAAATGAGTATGGTTAATAAAGCCTCAATAAGGAGTCAGCATCCTTATGAGATAGCCAGAAGAGCTAAGAGAAAAGGTATAACTACTGAAGAGTTAACTAAACTAGAATCTGAAACTTACAACTTAATTAAACATGGTAATTTTCTTTGTACAAACTGTAATACTTGGAAAGATATTTTAGAAAGACCTAAAAATGGTTGGTATTGTAAAGAATGCTATGCAACAAGAACTAGAAATAATTATGATCTAGATAAACAAAGAACTTATCTTCTTAAAAAGAAGTATGGTATTACACCTGAAGAGTATGATAAGATGTTAGAAGATCAGAATTATAGTTGTTATATCTGTCATATACATGAAGATAAACTAGACAGATCTTTAGCAGTTGATCATTGCCACACTACAGGAAAAGTTAGAGGTTTACTATGTGGTAGTTGTAATAGATTTTTAGGAAAAATTAATGAAAGTATAGAAACAGTGGAGAGAATGCTGGAGTACTTGAAAAGTCATAAAAACTTTCAAGGCTATGGCTAAAAAAAGAAAAGGATCATGAAAAAACTAATTTTTTTATCGTTAATATTCGTAGCTTGTTCTGCATTTGATTGGCCTTGCCATCCAAATGGTGATCTTTGGCCTTGTACACATAGGTTACATGTAAATGATACTGCTCCTTGTACTCATTTTAATTATCTTGGAGAGAGACTTCATTCATATGATTATTATCCCTGTACACATGTTATTCATCTTGCAGGTGATTTGTATCCATGCACTCACTATTGTAACTAATTAATTTTTATAACAATGGACTCTAATAGATTGAAAAAACCTAGTGTAACTAAGATTAGTTACAAAGAAAGAGCTAAGAATGGTAGTTCTACCAAAACCAAAGCTGCTAAAAGTGGAGGTAAAATGGGTAAATGCAAAGGAGGTTGCATGTAATTATGAAAAAAGATAAACCTAAACTAGCACCAAAGGTTCCTATCCCACCAAGGGATCAACCTTTCAAATATCATAAGGAGCATGATGCTAAATTAACAAGAGATAGTGCTCAGGCACCTATGACCAAGAAACGATTATCAAAGTAATACTTCTTTCGCTTTTCCCTTTTGTGTGTTTGTGCAAAAAGAAACCCTCCTAATTGGAGGGTTTTTTAATGCCAAAAAAGTACAAATCCTGTGGCCAAGTTTCCCTAGCTAAGAATTCATACCTTTCAAACTGATCTATATCAATCTTACTTCTAATATCTTCCTCAGTAAGATTTCCATAGTAATCATTGTCAATCTGAGATGTGAATGGACTATCCTGTGGACTAGTTCTTCTGGTACCATGCTCTGGCCTGCCAGTGGTAGCACAAGAGAACAATAATAGTCCTCCAGGTTTGAGTAAGTCAATAGCATTCTGAATAGTCTTATCCCAGAACTCATCATGTTCAAAACACTCAGAGGAGATTACTACATCAAAGGGAACTGAGTCCTTGAATTCATGTCCTCTAGAGACAACATCTACATTTGGTCCTTCACCAATATCTACTCCTATGTACTTATAATTATTAAATAAGTATCTATTATTCCCATTGATATCTAGAGATCCTATATCTAGTACTCTGCAATCAATAAATTTTTCAGGATATCTATCCCTAACGTATCTCATAAAGTTCTGTTGCTCAAGGTGTGCCATGGTCTTTTATAGTTTTAAAGTCTCTTAATTGTCTTGCATAATTCATACTCCAATGAGGATTCAATATAACTTCTCCTTCAGGAATTTTACCCTGTTGTCTCAGTTGTTCTATATGAGCAGCATGTCTCAATAGTATGTCTGGTTTAGTACTATCATCAGTGCCTTGTCCGCTCTGATGATAAAGTGGCTTGGATATAAATCCCCATCTATAGAACCAAGATGGATTCTCTGGTTCTGCCCATACTGTTTTCTCTATCCCTAAGGTATGCATTCTATCAACCATAGTAGTATCATATCCTGCATTCTCTAAAGGAATTCCTCCAATACCTTCTACTGCTTGCTTAGAATATACTACTCCAGAATTACCTAGGAACATAATATCAGTTATGTAAGGTTCATTCCAAAATACTCCTTTAGCCCAATGAAGAACAGTGGTTCCTTCCACAAAGAACTGATTAATGTTCTTTAAATGGTTTGACAGTGCTATATCGTCATCATCCCAAGTCGCAATTATATCAAATTTGGCTTGTTCTACTGCAAAAGCTACCTTAGCTCCTATAGTTGAAAACTGTTCAACAAAATTGATAACTCGTATATTAGGATGAGCATACACTAGTTTTTGATGAGCATAATCATTCAGAATGATCAACTCACATTTGTCCTCTGGGTAGTCTTGCTTGAGGAAGCTTTCAATAGCCTCCTCAAGAAAAGATACCCTTCCATATGTCAAACATATGCAGCTAATTCCTACCATATGTGAGCAATATCAAAAATACTAACCATTATTACTTCCTTCTCATCTGATAGAAAGATCTTGGCCACCTTGGCAGCACTTGTAGGATCAATCATAACCTCATCTCCCTCAGAGATATCTGTTATATCACTACCTACAGCATAGACTTTCAATCTACCATAATTTTTCATTCTTTCAGCATCAAGCATAGCTTTAGTCTCTTCATCTATGTAGGCTAAGCTGCTTACTTTCTCTACAGGAAGTTCTAAATATATCCTTCTTCCTAATAATTTTCTAAATTCCATCTGTTAGAACTTTTAATTCATTAATATCCATTGTTGGTGCTCCTGAAGCAATACTTGTCATCATTCTGAATCTAATCTTATCCTCTTCATTAAGATGGATCTCAGATTGTAACATCTGTGTTTCCATCTTAGGAACAGGCTTCCCATTCATGTTGTGAACAATAACTTGTTTGGTTTCCTCATGAAAGTCATCAAGAATGACAATTAACTTGTCATCTTCTGTCTCTACAGAACGAATTACCTTCTCTATATTGAAGGATGCCATTCTTTTAACTAGAATTGGTTCTGCACCTGCTGCATCTCCCTTTGTTGGAGTCTTTGTGTACTCCATTGTGTAAAAAAATTGGTTTCTCATTTTGCTAAAGCTGAAGTTAATGTATAAGTGTTTGATGCTGCATTAGTACTAGTATTACTAATACTAAGAGTTTGCCCTGGTTGTGAGGTTCCTAACCCTATTCGACCACTATGTGGGAAAGAAAATGTCTGTCCTTGATCGTATATACTTAGGGATGGATTAGGACCTGTTAAAAATTTCTGACTATGATCTGAATGTTATCTGGATCTGATACAAATTCCTCAGGAATTTCCCTAGTGACTGAAAATAGCAAGTCTTTTTCAGACTTGGCCAACCTAGTTGTTGGCTGAATAATAACTTCTGAGTCTACATACACTTTATCAGTGTATTTATGCAGAATAACTGCATACTGAAATAAATACTTCATAGTTCATGTCTTTTTTTAAGTTCTTCTTCTAATAATAAACTAATTTTATGGAAACAAATCTCATACAAGTACATGTATGGAATTATATCAATTGTACTCATATTCGAGGATTTTTCCCACAAGGTCGCTTCTGTGGTTGTCTTTGAGTTTGATCCACTCAATTCCATCGATTTTCTTGGACAATTCAATAGCATAACTAAGTCCATTATATTCCTCTCTGATATCTCTTTGCTCATTATCTCCATTAATAATAATTTTACCTGTTTTACCAAGTCTAGTCAAAATAGCAAGCATCTCAGCTTTGGTAAGGTTTTGAGCCTCCTCCACAACTAAGACATCATCAACAGTTTTACCTCTAATAAATTGTACTGGAAGTGCTTTGATCTTTTGATCTTTAATAAATTCAATGATCTTAATATTGTCATAACAGGACATTAAATTTTCCTGAAATGCTTCTAAATAAGGGTTGAATTTGTCCTTCAAATCCCCAGGTAAGAATCCTAGAGAATTACCTACTTCAATGGCAGCTCTGGTTACCAGGATGGTATCACATTGCTTTGTCATTAAGAAGTCCAGTGCTGTTTGAGCACATACAAGAGATTTACCACTACCAGCTCTCCCTGTAATAATAACGATCTGATTGTCAATAATTAGCTGCTTAGCTAATTTTTGCTCTTCAGACAGGACGACATTATAGTGGATGTCTCCCTTTCTGGTTCTATTTGGGTCTTTCATGACACATTGAATTTAGTTATAACAAAGTTAATCTTTTCCTGATATTTAGCATTAATATTACCTCTTGTTTTATTATCATGACACTCTAGACACACTAATGCTATATTATCTGGCTCATATTCTAAAAATTCATACTTACTCTTTTCCAGGAGGTGGTCAAACATGTAGCTCCTAGGTTCGTTTCCAAGATGCTTTCCACAAATCTCACATCTATGATTACGAGTTTCCCACACTGATAGAAATAACTGGTTCCTCATTTCAAGTTTTAACGAGTGGTTTACTACATCTTCTATCATTTTTATTCCATCAGCCCCTGTATATACTACCATGTCCCTCTTTGGCCCAGAAACTGTAAACTTCTTTAAAGGAGATTTTGGGATGTGATTTTTACACATCCCATTACTCCAAACTCGATTATTACAGCCCTCTACACTACAGGTTCTCATGACCCACTACTTCCGTAGCCACCTGTTCCACGCTCAGTAACAGAGAGTTCATCAACTTCCTCCCATTCAACAAATGGTCTAGGAACTATGATAATTTGCCCTACTCTGTCACCTACATTGTAAACAGATACTTGGTCTGTATCATCTGGTGATTCTTTACCAAAACAGACATACTCAAAGAAATCTGTTTCCACTCCAGCTGCAACTGAATCAATATCAGCAGCAAAATACCCAGATGGTTTGAACTTGAGAAATACTTCTCCCCTATATCCAGGATCAATCACTCCTATAGAGTTAGAAAGTATTAGATCCTTTTTGGCATTACTACTTCTAGGGAAAATAAGTCCCATATGGTCTTTCGGAATGGCCATAGCTAACCCAGTACCATAAACTACGTTCCCATCCTCATCAAATTTCTTAGATACTGCCACTAGATCCATTCCAGAGTCATCTTCTTTCATGTATTTAGGAATTACTGCTTCAGGCACCAGCCTCTTGATTTGTGCTCTCATCTATTGGTGTTTTATTGTTAATTTTATCGACTATAGACTCTGTAATCTCCTTATAGAAATCCTCTTCAGATAACATGTCAATGAACGTATCTAGAGGATACTTAATTTCTTTAAACGTGAAAGTCTGTCCATATTTCTTTCCTATCTCCAGGTCATGTAATAACGCTAGAATTTCCCCTGCTTTATCTATTCCTAAGCCATAGATTATGTTAAATGAACATAACTTATAGGGAGCACTCATTTTGTTCTTTATAACCTTGATTTTGGTGATATTTCCAAAAACCTCATCCCCTTCTTTGGCCAAAGACTTGCTAACCTCTATTCTTACATCAGAATAGAATTTCAGAGCATGTCCTCCTTGGGTAGTAGTAGGATTACCAAACATAACACCAATTTTCTCTCTAAATTGAGAGATT